GAACAAGTCATCCAGAACTACGAACAGCTAATCGAGCGCGGCGACATCCGCGACTGGCGGGCCTTGTGCAAGAAAGTCACGTTTGACGACCAAGGGACATGATAGAGTTTCTTCTAGTCGTGTATATGGGTGCTGGCATCATCAGCCAGACCCAGACATTCGCTGACGTTGACCGTTGCCTATACATAGCAAATCGCCTTAATCATCAGCCACCCATATCGTCACTGGACGGCAAACGTGTTAAAATGGTAGCCATCTGCAAACCCGTGCCGAGGTGAGGCTATGGAACCAATAAGCACCGCGCTGGCCGGTATCGCGCTCGTTAAGTCGAGCGTTGAATTTATCAAATCGAACATATCGACGGCCAAGGACATAGGCGAGATCGCCAGCCAGATCGACGCGCTATTCACCGGCGAGAAGCAGGTGCAAGAGGCGCGCAACAAAAAGGCCAAGGGCGGGCTGGCGGATCAGTTTGGCGTGCAGACTGTGGCAAAGGAAATCATCGACGCCAAGCTCGCCGCCGAGAAGATGCAGGAAGTCGCCACAATGGTCGACATGCGCTTCGGACACGGCACTTGGGCGGGTATACTGGCCGAGCGCCAGAAGCGTCTACAAGAGGCGCGAGAGGCCGCCAGAGAGCGAGCGCGTGCCGCGGCTAACCGGCAGGCCGAAATAGAGGAAATGCTGAAGGTCGGCGCCCTAGTTGTGGGCGCAATCATTGCGGCGATTATTATGATAATTGCGGCGGTGCAGTCGGCTTGGTAAGTGGTATTGCGCGATTGATTTGTTTGGCTAATATGGTGGCATGAGCGAGACAGCTACTGGCCTGATGGGCGAGTATATTGCGGCGGCAACGGTGTTGCAGTTTGGGTTTAGGGTGAGCCTAGCCCAGCAGGATAAAGTTGACGCCGTGTTTTGGGATGACGCTAATGAATTTTACAGGGTGCAAGTTAAGACTGCGAGTTTATCTGCGGAACGCGGCAACCGCGCTCCGGTGTACCACTTCCAGATTGGCCACGGATGCAAGACTAAACATTTACCGACTGAGGAAGACTATGACTTACTATGCCTTGTCGGCGCTGAACATCGGCGCACGCTGTGGATGCCAATCTGGTCGGTGCGCCAATATACGAAGCGCGTGCAAGCCAAGCTATTTGATGAGACTGAGGCGGAGCGCGCGTCGTTTTTTAAGGCGATTGAAACGGTAAGGCAGGTTAGAGATGGACGTCGACAAGCTCAGAGAAGAACTAATTTACGATGAGGGCGTGCGGCTCGACGTGTATCGTTGCACCGAGGGCTACCTGACCGTCGGCATCGGCCACAAGGTAATCGACGGCGACGCCGAGTACGGCAAGCCAGAGGGCTACACGATCACCGAGAAGCGCATGAAGCAACTGTTCGACCTCGACGTTGCCGTGGTGCGTGAGGACTGCCACCGGCTCTATGACGACTTTGACGACCTGCCCGAAGAGGCGCAACGCATCATAGCGAATATGATGTTTAACCTCGGTTTGCCAACGATGAAGAAGTTTCGGGGCATGAAGCGTTGCGTCGACGAGCGCAACTGGTCAGGTGCCGCAGACGAGATGGTCGATAGCCGCTGGTATGAGCAAGTCACAAACCGGGCTAACCGGCTGGTCAAGCGCATGAGGGCGTTGGCTGATGGCTGAGATTACGATGGAACGGTTTTTGCGCTGGAAGCTGTTGCCGCGTGGCATGATGCTTTTGAGCAGTCTGCTCGTATGGGAAGCGGCGAGCTGGTTTATGTATGACCTTGGCGCTGAGGCGACGACACAGCAGACCGCATTTGTCAGCACAATTTGCGGATGCTTCAGCGGCATGTTCGCAGTTTGGTTAAATCACGAGACGGTGAAAAAATGATTACAGCACTGATACCGGCCGTTAGCGGCATCCTCGACAAGTTTATTCCCGACGCGGATACAAAGAACAAGCTGGCACACGATCTCGCCACAATGGCCGAGAAACACGCGCAGGAGCTTGCTCTGGCGCAGATAGAGGTTCTCAAGGCGGATGCTAAGGGTAACTGGTTCCAAGCGAGCTGGCGCCCCCTTATAGGCTGGATATGCGGCCTGTCGCTTGGCATCAATTATATGGTGTCGCCGATTGCGGCTGGGTTTGGCGTCACAATACCGCAGGCGGACATGTCGGTGATGATGCCGCTAATGTTTGGCATGTTGGGTATCGGCGGCATGCGGTCATTCGACAAGGCGAAGAAAACCGACACAAAGTAAAACCCCCCGCCGAAGCGAGGGGTCAGGGAGAAACTATTTTATAGGGCTTTTTTCTCTGATCTTGAGCATCATACTTTTGCTCGTAGTTGGCCTGTTCGTCCGACCCAGCCGATCAACCGGTGGCTTTACGACCGGTATGGCGAGCGCCTTTTTCAATTCGTCAACTGTCGGTGTCTTCATTTTAATATTCTCCGGTGCGTCGCTTAGCGTAAAAATTATCAACGTGAAGCTGGCGCGTCATGTCGCATCGAATTTTACGACCCTTAGACCCGTTGAGTATTTTCTTTAATTCTGAAACCTCGCGACCGGATATTTTGGCAATCTCAGATATGGTGATTTCCAAGTCATTGTCGTAAAGGTCAATGATCTGTTGGTTGTCCATTATTTTCCCCTGTTCTATAGCGACGGCGGTATGTGTCGCCGGTCTGCATATTTTCAAACGTGACGGTGTAGCCGTCGTCCAGCTCTTCGACGTATCTGACCAGCACGCTGATCTGACGGCCTCGGTCGTCGACCAGCCACGCCCACTGGCCGACAGTGTACGGGACGGCGCTCACTGCGCCGCCTCTTTTGACGATTTAATTTTTGCGTCAAAGTCGTCTGACAGTTTACCTAAACCAGCGGCCAGCTCTTTTTGTTTTTCAGTCAAACAGCCAATTTTCGATATAGCTAGTTTCAACTCTATCGCCACACGAATTTGATTTGCAATCTTTTCGCTTCGTGCGTAACGACCTGTTTCTGGGTTGAGGAAAGCACGACCACGATGCGGGTCATCAGTTTGAAAAAAGCCGCGCAATTCGCGCTTTGCTACACCGTCAACGCCTTGGCTGACTGTCACAGACGCCCAATAGTATGTACTGCGACCATTTTCATCTGTGTGCCTGTTCCTATAGACATCTTGAATTGTGCGAGTATCGCGGATTTCATTTACATAAACATTCATTTTAGTCTCCCTTGATAAGTGGGGCCGTTAGGCCGCCACCACATATCTGCCAGTGTCTGCAACTTCTAAATCACGAAGCTCGGCTTCGGCAAACTCGTGATCTTCTACATATGCTTTGCGGCAATCTGCCAAAACGTCAGCAATTACGTCACCGCGAAATGTGTATTCTTCGCCAATGCGTGTCTCGACAGTCGCGACAACACCCTCGCCGTCAAAGGCTGTCAACACGCCAATCTCAGAACCAGCCTCAAACAAACCCCAAGCTGGAACGCCTGCCTCAACCCGTTTTGCTACAAAATCAAACATATTTAACTCCCTTGTTTTGACTACCCTACTTATATGGCATGCTATCACAATAATATCAACCCCTATTAACACACAAAAAAGACCCCGGTCGAAACCGGGGCCAGTCGCTCAATTTATCGGGTGGGAGGAAACCCCGACGGCGACTATAGTAGCCGAAAGCCACGCGCGATGCCAGCCGTCTTTTCTGCGGCGCCACGCTTGACCAGCGCGTTCATGTAGCGCGCGCACTGGGTCATCGACTTGCCGGTCTTCTCGGCCAGCTCGCGGATCGACGGGTAGTAGCCGTACTTGCGGTGAAACCGCGCTATGACCAGCCGCATGTTGTGTTGCTTCGGTGTCAGCGGCACGTCAATCATCACGCACCTCTTTTACTGTCAGCGTGTTCTGGCGCACTGTGCGGGCTGGCTTGCCGGGTGTGGCGGGCTTGGGCGGCTGTGCCTTGAACTGCCGCATAGGCCAGCGCACCGAATATTTGGTGTTGCCGACGATGCCTGTGGCATGCTCGTGACTGCCCATAAACTCTTTCAGAGCCGCCTCAGCCTCGTCGATGTCCGCCTCGGCCGCACGCTTGGCGTCCTTGGCGTTGACGAGCTGGGCGAGCCACTCAGCCTCGGTGGCGGGCAAGTCCAGCGGCTCGGCGCCGTCATCGACCCGCGGGTAGGCGGTGTTGCCGTCCGAGCTGGACAGCACCGGATACCACTCTACGTCGAACTTGCGGCGCTCAAAATCCTCGACCGCGTCGATGATCTTCGACTGCACGGCCGCGTCAGCTTGATAGAGGAAGATGCGTAGCTCTACGCCGCCGTATAAGACGCACACAGCACCCCAAGTACACTTGCTGACCATCAACTGCCCTTGAAGCTGTAGCGGGCCTCTGTGGGGCGCTGGGGCGTCCTCTGGCTTGGCGCTGGTGAGCTTGCTCTCCAGCACGCCGGTGCCGGTTACGAACACTCGCCCGTTGGGGCAGTAGATGCCCTTGTCGTAGTTTGTGTCGACCCAGCCGCCGACGCCGGCATCTGCGGTGCCGTCGAGAGACGCGGCGAACGGTATCTTGTCGTGGAACAGCGCGTCGTGTTCCAGCTTCAAGTCGTCGAGGCCAAGGCGCTCGGTTGCGGTCAGCAGTATGACCGGCTCAAGCGTGTCGCCCCAACTGGTCGCCTCATTGCCGTTGAATGGCTTGGGGTCGGGCTTGCCCTCGATGTCTGCCAGCACTGAGGCCAGCAGATCATTCTGTGTGTCATACGGCGACGCGTTCATCAGAGCCGGTATGCGGCTCGCGGTGATGATGTCATTGGGTGTTTTCTTTCCTACCATTTTAGTTTCTCCCTGCGGTTATTTTTGCACTGTATGCGGCAGAACGACGGTCAAACTCTTGACGAGACACAGGACGGCAGAGCGTGTAGCTGTAGCCAGCGGCCGGCGTGCCGCCAATCCGATTAACCAGCCCCATATTCCAGTAGCGGGTAAGGTGTGCCGACACGGCGTTGTCGCTACATTCCCTGCCCCAAGCGCGCCACTGCTCAAGTAGGTCGGTCGCCTTAAACACCTTCTGCGGGTGATACAGCTCAAGCGCAAACTTGTACAGCTCCCAGCCGTCGACCTGACGCACGACAACTTTCTTGCGCGGCATCTGCACCACATGCGGCTGATCTGGCTCAGCTCGCGGCTGTAGCGTCGCACTCGGTATTTGCTTGCTCTCGATGTTGACTAGCTTCGCGTCGTCGACGCTCTGCTTAATGATGTTTGCCAGCGTCGCTGGGTTGGTACATTCGATTGTTACGATAAACTTGTCCATTGGCTATCCCTTTCCTAAATGAACGAGTTGCAATTTGACGCCCTACTGGGCGCCGCCCACCTTGACCATTAAGGCCCAGATATTCCATTCAGTCGTCACGATGTTGGTACACATGACAATCGCGAATGACATCAAAAACAAAAATCCAAAAAACTCTTTAATCATTGTGATCTCCAGTTACTTAATCTTCCTAAAGTAGCCACCCTGCACGACCAGATGCCCAGACCCGTCGCAGGTGTTGTAAAAATCCACATACCTGTAGTTGCCGTGGACGCCAGACCGGCCGCCCTTGTAGAGCTTCTTGATCTGGACGTACTGAACTGGGTCGATGCCATTCGCGTGCAGATATCTCGCCGCCTCGTTTTGCGCCTCTTTGATTGATGGGTGCATCACGCCAAGCACCTTGCTGGTGCCGTCGGCTAAAAATATTTCGCTGAAATATTCCATATCAATTCCCTTTCTGGGCGGGGCCGTTAGGCCGCCGCCTTTCTCAAGTTGTACTTGTCGACAAACTCGACGATCTCGATCATGCGATCCTCGACCTCGTCCCAGCTATAACAGCACCGGCCGTCGTTGACCTCAAACGCGTCCTCGCGCGCTGGGCTGTCCTCGTCTTTGACGGCGCCGTATATGAAGTCCTCGACGCTGTTGCAGACATGCACCCAGTATTGAGTGTCGCCGTGCGTCCACGCGCTTTCTATATCGTAGCCGAGGCCAATGTCGGCGTTCTGTGCGATGAGCTTACGCACGCGGCTGTACGCTGAGTGCGACTTGCGGCACTTCGGCGTCTCGATTACCGGCACGCGGATTTTGCCGTCCTCGGCAATCGGCGTCAGCTCGTACACGTCACTGACGCGGGCGCGGCGCTTGACACGCTTGTCGCGCACGCTGACCAGCTCCTTGACGATGCCGCAGATGTACCGGCGACCGGTAATGATCTGCCAGTGGTTGCCAGCGGCGACCAGAAACACGCGACCGGCTGTGCGCTCGTCGACTGTGCCTTTGAGCCAGCCAGCCAGCGTCGGCTTCTTGCTGTCGGTGATGCCGTATGACACGCGGCTCATTCTGATGCCCAGCTCTTTGAAGGCGAGCTGGATTTGGTAGTCGCTGGTGCCGCGAACCGCATGCACATGTGGAAACAGCGACCGGATGAGGCGAGACGCGTCGCCGGTGGTGATGCCCGACATGATCGACAGCACGGCCGGGCCGCAGTAGCGGTTCTTGTCGCGCTTGGCGGTGCCGTGGTTAACGGGGCGGACTTTGAAGGCGGCGATTTTTTTAGCGATGATTGTCATATTACTTAACCCCCCAATGTTCGTTGTTTGCTATTGCTGTTGCGATCTCTTGCGCCGCCTCTTTCAAATTGGCAACCCAGCAATAATATGTGCCGCTAGTGTTTCCGATCCGGTCAACGATGTAACCGTCCGGTGTTCTCTTCCAACCGGGCGCGTATGCCCGTTCAACCTTGAAGCCGAATTGCTCTGCGATGATGTTTAGATTTTCCATTTCATTCTCCCTTGTAGGGCGGGGCCGTTAGGCCGCCGCCTTTTGCTTTGTTTCCCAATAGCGATCAGCGGCTTCGCGTTCATGTGGCGCAACGTCCAGCCCGAGCTTTTCGCGGTGACGAACATACATCCAAACATGCCCGTCATACTCCTCGGTCACGCCATTGGCTTCCAGCTCTTTGCTTGCCATTGCGTAATAGATAGCAACCATCTCAATATAGTTTTTTTGATCGTCGGTAAGTTTAACCATTTTAGTCTCCCTTGTAATTTACCTGTTTTGTGCCTCTCGACTATTTGAATATGGGCTTTATATTAGTGTACGTCAAGTACTGTATTTAACGAATATTAAGAAAATATCAAAAAAATAGCAGTATGCCTTTAATCGCTCATAGAAGCTCACTGACGGGCTTTGGGTGTTTTGGGGCATGACAGTACCAAAAAGTTGCTAGAGGCGTTTTTAGCTTCCAGCTTGGATCACAGAAGGGGTCACAAAATGTCAGAAATTAAGCCAGTATTGCTGAGGCTCAGAACCTCGACCATCGAGGCGCTAAAAAGAGAGCTGGAATTATCGGCTCACCGCAGTCAGTCGTCGCTTGCCGACGAGATGCTTGCCGCACAGATTGCCAGCAAAATTCGTCAGCGCAGTGTGCAGTCGTCTCTCGACGGTCAGGCAGGTCGGCACGGCTTGGAGAACTTGGGCTAATGCGTGCCGGTGGTGGACGTGCCAAGGGGGCCGCATTTGAACGCGAAGTCTGCAAGCTGATCGAGCTGGCGACTGGCCGCAAGTTGCGGCGCCGGTTGTCGCAATATCAGGAAAAGGATTTGAGCGACCTTGAGCCTGCGGACGGCAAGCCGTTTCCAATGCTGATCGAATGTAAAAGGTACGCCAAGGGTGTGTCGCCGGCGTGGTGGGATCAAATCACGCGTTGCCGTGCTTGATATATAAGCTCGACTTCCAGCCGGTGCAGGTGCGTCTGCCGGTACAGGCACTAGTCATGCTCGGTAACGCTGGGCTGGCCGGTGACATAGCCGAGCAGTATGACTGGCGGTACACGGTGACAATGGACTGGGAAACTTTCGAGATGGTGTTGCGCGAACACTTGGCGGTGATGAAATGAAAAAGAAAAAGATAATGGGCCACAACGTATTTGTGCCACTGGATGACCAGCTTGAGGTTACGGTGACGCCAAATTTTTACACGCATGTTTGCGGCTGGTGCAATCGAGAGTTTGCGTCGTGGCGCGAAGACGCGCAGTATTGCACGCCGTCACACAAGGCGATGGCCGGGCGTAAAAGGTCGGTCGCAAAGTATGAAGATACAATCGTAGAGCTGAAAAAACAAATCGCAGAGCTGGAGCAAAAGCATGAAGTATTGGTTAAAACTGGTCACGATGAACAGCACTGAGAACGGCGTGGATTGGAAGGTGGAATGATGGAACAGCTTTTTGAATTAGACTGGCAATCGGAATGGCAGGGCATGCCAGAGTTTGTCCAGAACAAAGAAGAGCCGTTTGCGATGGTGCGCGTGCGCTTTGAGACACAAGAGGATTTGGAAGAGTTTGCCCGTCTGATTGGTCAAAAGTTGACGCCGAAAACCAAAAGCATTTGGCATCCAGAAAAACAAAAAGTGAGCAAGCAAAGATTGAGGTGGCGAGATGCAACCTAGATACCCCGTTTATATTGTAAGCAAGGGCCGGTGGAAGAACCGCCTGACAAGCCGCGCATTGGACACGATGGGCGTGCCATACAAAATGATTGTTGAGGAAAGTCAGCTCTTCAATTATCAGGCTGAAGTTGGTCGAGAGCGTTGCCTCGTGTTGCCGCAAAAATATCTTGATGAGTACGACACATGCGACGACTTGGGTGACAGCAAAAGTAAGGGCCCGGGGGCCGCTAGAAACTTTGCGTGGGATCACGCAATCGAAAGTGGCGCAGAAAAGCATTGGGTGATGGACGATAACCTTGACGCGTTTCACCGGCTAAATCGAAACATGAAGCGTGAGAGCGACACACCAGCGGTGTTTGCGGCGATGGAAGATTTCGTTGATCGTTACGAAAATGTGCCGATTGCTGGGCCAAATTATTATAATTTCGTCAAGGCAACCGACGGTGTGCCACCGTTCATAACGAACACGCGCATATACTCATGCCTGTTAATTCAGAACGATGCGCCGTATCGCTGGCGCGGACGCTACAACGAGGACACAGACCTGAGCCTGCGGGTGCTGAAGGATGGTCTCTGCACGATCCAGTTTAACGCGTTCTTGCAGGGTAAGGTAACGACACAGCGGATGACCGGCGGTAACACTGAAGAGTTTTACGCTGAAGAGGGTACAAAAGCAAAGTCCGAAATGCTGGCCGACCTGCACCCTGACGTCGCCAGCGTCGTGTGGCGCTTTAACCGGTGGCATCACCACGTCGATTACAAGCCGTTCAAAAAGAACCGGCTGAAGCGTAAGGCAAACATCGACATACCGCAGGGTATAAACAATTATGGTATGGAGCTGATTGATGTCGCGTCCTAAGTACGAGCGCGCCATCGACCTGCAAAACGAGCTGTCGGTCGCTAATCTTTTGAAGCGACACAATTATTCTTTGCACAAACTGCCCGTGCAGTATGGCATCGATTGCGCTATCCACTGCGATCAGGATGACTGCATTGTGGGGTTTGGCGAGATCAAGACGCGCACGTTTGAAATGAAAAAATATCCGACGGCAATGGTTAACCTGCACAAGGTCATACGAGCAAGGCACTTGACAGAGACCACCGGCTTGCCGTCATATCTCATAGTTTTGTGGACTGACGCGCTGGCACGCATATCGTTTGCCAGCGATTTCAGCTTGCAAATGGGTGGTCGGACAGACCGAGGCGATCCGCAGGACGTCGACGTCTGCGCCTACTACCCGATCGAGAGCTTCAAAGTTTTGGAGCAAATTTGAACTAATGTTGACGTTTAGGAGTTTATTGTTATGGCATTAGGTTTTTCTACAGAAGCCCGTTCAAGCGGGGACATTTTACCGATCATCAAGTTTGACGCCAAAGGTGGTGACTGGATCAAGCAAGACCGCGTCCAAGGGGCCGACGGTACTTGGCAAAAACAGGAAGAGGATATCACGCCGGGCTTTAAATTCGCCGCGGATTTAGACAATATGGAAGTGGGTTGGCTCAGCTTTGCGTCAGGCGCCCCAGATTTTCATATGGTGCGTATTGGCGACGCAATGGTTGCGAAACCGAGCGAAGAGCATAAGCAGGCGTTTCGCATGCGTATCGTTATCAGCGGCGAGAGTGGCCCGCGGGAGTTTAGCCACAGCGCCAAGACGGTGTTGCGGGTAGTCGACAAACTGCACGACCAGTTTATGGCCGAGCGCAATGCCAATGCGGGCAAGATACCGGTCATCGAGGCTGGCACGCCTGAAACGATTAAGATGCAGTCGCCGCAGGGTGAGTTGCGTTTTAAGGCGCCGGTACTGTCCATCGTGAACTGGGTGGATCGCCCAGCGGCTATGGATGCGGCGGGTAGCGCACCCGCGCCACAAGAACACGCGTCAGCGCCGGTCGCGCCGCCTATGGCGGCAACACCACCGGCCGCCGTCAGCGCAGGCGGCGACCTGTTCTGAGTGCGTGGGCGGGCGGCGGTTTTCCCTTGGCCGTCGCCCGCCGCTTTCAAGGGAACAGGGGCCGAGGGTTTTTAGATGAGCAATATCGCGAGTTACATAGAGACAGTGGCAAAAGCCTACTGGGGCGAGCCAAGCCAGAAGCGCGGGCATACACTGCGCTGGGGTACGCACGGGTCACGGGAAGTCGACCTGCGTAAAGGCACTTGGTTTGACTTTGAGGCCAACGAGGGCGGCGGTGTCGTCGACTTAGTGCGCGCCAATGAGGGCGCCACGATTATGGGTAGCATACCCGACATCTTGGAAAAGAAGTTTGGCATCCAAAAGCAGGCGCAGGTCAAACTGCAACCGGCGCGGTTTATGAGCGCGGTGTATGATTACACCGACGCTGACGGCGTCGTGCAGTATCAGGTGAGGCGTTACGAGCCGAAGACGTTTAGGGCTGTCAGGCCGGACGGTAACGGCGGCTGGTTGCACAACCTAGACGGCGTGACGCCGGTGCCGTACAGACTGCACGAGATGCTGGCGCGGCCCAATGAGCCGGTATTCGTGGTCGAGGGCGAGAAGGCGGCTGACCGGCTGGCGAAGCTGGGCATATTAGCCACAACAAATAACGGCGGGTCTAAGAACTGGAAGCCGGAGCTGAACCAGTGGTTCGCCGGCCGTAATGTCGTGATCCTGCCGGACAACGACGAGGCGGGGCGCGCGCACGCGGACACGGTGGTCGCCAATATTTTCGACGGTGCGGCCGCGGTCAAGGTCGTCGAGCTGTCGGGGCTGAACGACAAGGGCGACGTGGTCGACTACCTCGCCGGCGGTCGGAATATCGACGACCTGCTGGACGAGGTTAAGGCGGCACCGGTGCTGGGCGAGGCGCCAGTCGTCGAGCCAGTGGCGGACAACGACAACGCGGGCGAGCCGGACGGCGATTACTTCGATTTCGTTGGCGCCAGTTACATACGCAACATGCCGCCCATCGACTGGGTCATTGGCGATGGCGATAGCGGCATCATCACGCAACACGGCCTCAGCGTCATGTATGGTGCGCCGGGTGCGGGTAAGTCGTTTATCGCGCTCGATATGGCGCTGTCTATCGCCGAGGGCATCGAGTGGCAGGGTATGCAAACGCGGCAGGGTAAGGTGCTGTATATCGCCGGCGAGGGCGTTGGCGGGCTTGGTAAGCGCCTCAAGGCGTGGGAAGCGCACAACGGCCGTCAGGTGGGCGACAATCTTCACGTCTTGCAGGTGGCTGTGAATTTTCGTGAACAGAGCGACGTCGAGAAGCTGATGCGCTCAATCGACCGTGCCGGTGACGGCTGGACGTGCGTGTTTGTCGACACAGTGGCAAGGTCGCTGGTCGGGGCCGACGAGAACAGCGCGACCGAGCTGGGGCTGTGGGTGGCCGCGGCGGATAGCCTCAAGGCACACTGCAAGTGTGCGCTGGTGGGTATTCACCACTCCGGAAAAGATAGTACGCGCGGCATGCGCGGCTCTAGCGCGCTTCTAGGGGCCGTAGACACGTCGCTGGTGGTCGCAAAGGACGAAAACCTCGTATATATGCGTTGCGAGAAGCAAAAGGACGCCGAGCCTGCTGATGAGCAGGTGTTTGAGATGACCGAGGTGGCGTTGATCGACGGGTCGTCCATTGTGCTGACGCGTGTGGACGGCGACGAGGCGCCCAAGAAGCGCAAGTCGGGCGGCCTGACGGTCAACCAGCGGCTGGCTCTTGAGGCGCTACAAAACGCGATTATCGAGACGGGCAATAGCACGGTTTCGTCGACGTTGTGGCACGAGAAACATCGTGAAAAATGCCCCGATTTAGACCGCAGAAGGGCTGGTGATGCGCGTCACAAGCTAATTGAGCTTGGAATTGTCGCGGCGGACAGTAAAAAGGTTTGGCTTGTTAATGAAAACAATTAGTTATCAAAAAATGTCCGGTGTCCGCCGGACAGTGTCCGGTAAAAGCGGACGTTGTCCGTCCTGTCCGGTTTTCCTTAGGAACCGGACGGACAACCGGACGGACGGACGGACTGAAGAAAAAAGGGGTTAATTATGGTGGCTAAGAAGCGTGTGGCGAGAGGTAAGCCGAAGACGAACAAGGTGTACTATCAACCGAGCCAAGGGGCGTTGAAGCGTCAGCAGGCGGCGTTGCATAAATACGACGACGAGGTGAACCGGTTAGAGCGTAAGTGGGGTATCGACAGATTGCCTTGGCTTGTGCCGGTGGAATTGCGTGACCGGTTCTACGAACAGCTCGACAAGCTAAACGCGGCTATCGATAAATGCGATGGGGTTGAGCATGAGGTCGAGGTGACGCTCAGGGGTTGCGCCGCTATCGAGCGTGCGGCGATAGAGGGTGGCGCCGAGCCGCTGACCGGCGACTACATCGAGGGCAGGATGCCGGACGGCACGGTGCTGGCGATTACGGCTAATGGGTATGAGGCGGGCAAGGTAAAGCAGGACAACCGCGAGATGACGGTTTATACTGTTGACGAGGTTGGTGTGATCTTGGAACAGTGGCTAAAGGAAAAGCAGGCCAAGGCGTTTGTGGATGAGGCGAAGAGCGTATTCCCCGGCGCCGTGGTCGAGAGCGTGACGAAGACGGCAAAACTGATAGACGACGAGATACCGTTTTAATGGATTACGAAACAGAGCGTGATGATGTTGTAAAGGATCGCGAGTATATGTTGCTCGGCAAGTCGACGTGGATAGACGTCAGGAACCTGACGGTCAACGTACAGCGGTCTGAGACGGGCATCACGGTCGACGTGTGGCCTAGAGAGCTGATGCGGGGCTACGCGCCCATAGCGACGCTCTCGGTGCCGTTTAGCGAGGGTAGCGATGTCGAAGATTGAACGTGGCGATGGATCAATGGCGCGGCTGTTATCGCAACAGCGTTGCCCGCGTTGTCATTCGCTTATGCTTATCAGGAGCGACGACGGGTATAAAAAGAAATACGATTGCATCGTGTGCGGTTTGAGAGTGATAGACGTAAAGGAAAATGCAGAATGAAGCGTGCAGAGTGTTTGGATACGGCTAAGGAATATGTGACTAAGGATCGAGCCAACGATCACGGGAATATGGAAGATAATTTTGCGACCATTGCGACGTACTGGTCGACGCATCTGGGGCATAAGGTTGAGCCGCACGATGTCGGCGTGATGATGGCGTTGCTCAAGCTGGCTCGCGTTAAAAGTAACCCGTATCACGAAGACAACTATGTTGACGGTGCCGGTTATCTGGCGTGTGCGGCAGAATGTGTTGACGTGAATGGCTGAGATAATCAAATTCGGCGAACGTCATGTAGTCCATTTCTTCACAAATCCAGTGGATTGCGATTGGTGCGGCGAAGAGACTAAGGGCTTTGTGTATGAGGGTATGCAGTCAATCGTGTGTAGTTTGTGCAAGCAACCGCTACTGATTATCGAAGACAAGCCGACACTGATTGTGACTTTGGAAGATGACGACGAGGACGACGATGTCTCATAAAATCACCGAAGAGGTCTGGGCAGAGTTTTTAGAACGCGTCACGTCAGGCCGATCTGGGCAGTCAGTGTGCAAGGACAAGGACATGCCAGCTTGGGGTACAGCTTGGAACAAGATTTACAACGACAAGGACTTTGAGCGCAAATACATGAACGCGCTATCGTCGCGCGGCATGATATACGCTGACCAGCTCGATGAGATAAACAGACGCGTGCTTAACGGCGAGATAGACCCGCAAGCGGCTAGGCTTGTCGCTGACAACTACAAGTGGACGG